TGCTTGTCCCTCAGTTCACGAGCTTCTTTGTCAGACTCAAGTAGATCACGGTATCTAGAAACTAAATCACTAACAACACTTGGGCTAATTGAATCAGCTAAGTTGTCATAGAAGTCAGGATTGAACTCAGGGCCATCGTCGATTTGTATGACCGCTGAACCATCTGGCAATTCATCGACATCCATCTCTGGCATGTCCACAACAGCAGATCCGTCTTCTTGTTCGTCAATGTTGATATCTTCTGCCATTATCTATCCTTATTCTTTAGTTGCTCGGCGCTTTGCAAGATGGTGCTGTGAAGCAAAATTTGTTTCAGGGAATGCATTGAAGTCATCGTTATAGTCCAACTGCTTTAATGATGAATGTACAGCTCCACCAGTAGCCCATGTTTTCTTAACCATCTTCATGGGTTCAGGTGCAACATACTCTTTGCCCCTTGCAAATTCTTGAGCCAATGGTGGATCAATCTCATACTCGCCATTATTTTTCTTGGCGTATTCTAAGTGCGTTGGGTTTACATCATGCGTAAACGATGAATGATGTTCATGATTAGGCGTGGACTCTGTTGGAGTCGTCATCAAAATCAAGCCTGCACGCTTACCATTTTTAGTCTTAAATTGCTTGCTTCGTTGAATCTTTTTGTCCAACTCTTTGTTGTCTAAGAATCGTGAGTCCGTAGGAATCATGTGGGGCGTACCATCATTGTTCGTACCCACTTGAACTAGCCTTGGATGCAATATGTGTTGCTTTTGATAGTCGTAACGGTTATCTCCTATGACCATATGTCCATAATGAGATTTATCAGGGGTTGTGGGTTTTCCTTTGCCATCGTAATGGCCTTCACTACCCTCGTCCTTTTCCATCTCTGTAAGCTCGTTTAGTGGCCTTGGGATTGACCAATACTTAGCATGCGTGATGGTGTTCTGCATTTCTTTGTCGAATGGTGAGCCACGCTTCACATTGGTCACCATGTATGAGTTCTTAGGTGGCGTCTTGTTGCCTTGCTCATTGACAAAGTCACCTTGATTGTCTCTAGCCAAAATCGTATTACGGACTCTTGCTTTGTCGCGCTTGATACTTTCAGTAATTTCTTTTCCATGTTTGGTCTTTGGGCCAACATTGGAATGGGTCACATGGTAATGATTTTCAGGATCGTGCAACTCATTAGTCTTACCATAGCTGTTGGCAATAATTGGTGGTTTGTCTTCTTTCTTGCGTTGTTCATTTAATCCACGCAATACATGACGTGATGATGTATCGCTTTCATCCACTACATTGGGTCTGAACAATAAACGCTGATTGTTCTGATCGGCTTCATCAGCGGCTTCACGCAATGAGCCAGTATGAGCCAGAACCCAATTGCGAGTCATAGCAGGGTCATGCTTGGCTTGCGCATGAGCGGCGCGACGTACTGCCGCGTTGACGTATTGTGATTCAGCATTGGGGGCAAAGCATGAGCCACGCTTAGTATCCACAATCCCATTTTCATCAATGCCACCACCACACCCATCAACTTGTCCAGGGCATGTATTCAACACATGCAACTTTTCATTCTTGCCATCGCCAGATAAATACAGCGCATGGCCTGCAATACCCTTGGCCGCATAACCCACATGAGTACGTCCTTGGTCATCGGTCTCATGGCGCACTGTATCAAGCTTCTCGCTTTCATCCAATGTGTTTGCCTTAGATCCAATGTGCTTGGCTTCGCGCAATCTTTCTAAAGCTTCTTTTTCGGCTTTTGTTTGCTCATCAATTGGTTTGGCAAAGTGATCGCTCAATACTTGCTTGTGAATTCTGCCCATCTGTCCAATGTTTAACGGTGGACGATTTTCTGATCCATAAACTTTAGCTCTGGCTTTGTTTAGATCAAGCAGTCCTTCAACTTTCTGTCCTGCTTTAGGCCCAGTACCACCATAGGTTTTACCTTCCAACATGTGACGTGGAATAACAATACCCTTGATGCCATTTGGCCCTGTGGCTTCCACCAGAATACGCTTAGACTCTTCTGCTTTTTCTTTCTGGCTTCCACCTTTAGCAAAGTGGTGAATAGATCCACCCTTGGCCATATTAGGAGTCATGGGTGGCTTGATGGCGCTCATGGCTTGGCCTTGAGGCGTCAGGTTCAAGATATTGCTTGGACTTTGTGGCATGCCAGAACCTGCAGGCGCCATGCTAGGGAATGGGCTTTGTTGGCCTTGTGGTGGCTGTTGCTGTGGCTGTTGAGGCATGAACTGTGTGCCCGCCATCATTGGATTAACGTCTACACCACCAACAGGCAAAGCGCCTTTGTCAGTCTTTACTCCACCCACATCAGGCAATCCAGATGAATTGGGATTGGGGTTAACAAACATCTTTGGATCGATGTCCACGGCTTCATTGACGCCGATGTTGTTCATCACTGCGGGGTTGCTATGGCGGGCAACCTCAAGGCGCATTTGGGCTAATGTGGGTTCTGATTGTGGTTGCATGGAGCCTCCAGTTGCTTTGTGTTTTATTTCACCGCCCCTTGCGGCAAGTAAATCGTTTTCATGAACTCTATGTGGATCAAATGCGGCAAACCTTGATCTAATCACTGATGGGTCAGGGAACATATGCTGTGTCTGCATTCCACCAATGTCCGACATGTCATTGATTTGCAGACGGTCATATCCATGATGAGGCAGTTGTTCTTCCATGCGACGAGTCTTTGGCATGCCAGTGGCTTTTGCCATATTCTCTCTGAACCATCCTCCTGAGTGCGGATCATCTGGGTGAAGATCAGACACTGTGAGCTTTTTACCTCGAGCAACTATCGGCAATACATTAGGAGCCGCATTCCCCGTTCTACGTTCACCAGTTGCATACATATCGGCAATCTCTGGGTCTTCAGTGGCATATGTTCCTGCACCATATCGTGGATGCTTTTCAAATGCGGGGAAGTCGCTGTTTGTGCCATGATAAAGCTTTTCGTTTAAGTCAAAACCAAGAGCTCGAGCACGATCTTCAGCCGTATTATGTTCATGCAAGCCCAATGTTTTAATGGCATTGAGACGAGCCTGCTCATGGGCATGTGAATGGGGATGTTTGGGCTTATGTTTGCTCATTGCGCCATTATCCTATGCTCGGACAATCATCGCAACGGCCATCACCTTGACAGAGCCCCATGCTCGCGCAACTCCTCTTGCCTCTTTCTCCATCTGATCCATTCTCTGAACATCTGCACTGCTTGCTGTTCCCACACTTCGTTCCTTGGGGTCGCTGACAGCTCAAACTTATGGTCAGACAAAGTGATTCGCGTTCCGTCAATATGGAGGACTTTCCTATAACAATCGTCTTGATGATCTCGGCCATTCATTTTCACCTCTTAATACAAATTGATTACTAGTTAAACTAGTAAAACTAATTGATTACTAGTTAAACTAGTATTCCTCACTGCGAGTAGGGGTTTGATCGACCCTTCCTGTTGTAGAGTTCTGCATCGTCAATGTCCTCTTGCATGAGCTCCTCACGGGGTGGCGCATCGATGCTGATCCATCCTGCGTCACGCAGGTATCGGAGCCCTTGGCTGATGCAGTCCACGAACTCATCATGTGCGGTCTCGGGAAAGGAGCAAATCTGGCTTACCATGCCTTCAGCCCAATCACGAACAAAGCCCTTACGCTTACTAGACTCAGGCACCCACACGCGCCCTGCTTTAATGATGTTGGCCACGATGGATAGGCGTTGGACTTTGTCCGCTTTACCAGGGTTATACGCATGCACAGGCAGATGCGCTCGCTGTAAGTCTTGAATGAGTGAGATGCCTGCGCTCTTATCCTCCACCAGAACCAAGTCCACAAGCTTCTTGTCCCGTCCTTCGCCGAACACTGACTCATACTCATCGAGCACTTTGGGACGCAGATCAGGGTATTGGAGGTGCTCTTGCCAACAGTCTAAGATCATTACGGACATACCGCCATCCATAGGCTTAAACACGCCCATAGTGATCGATCCAGTGGGGTCGTTGTATGTTTTGTCGGAC